CTTCTGCAATCCGTTAGCTGGAATCGTCTGGCTTTCGCCAGACGAGCTCCTATCATCGCCAACGACGAACTAGCATGCTAGTTCGGCGTTTCGTGTACCGACTGACTGTAAAGGGAGCAATGGGCTCATAAGAGCTTAGACCTCCCCATGAAGACCGCCATTCTCGATCACTATACGTAGACGTGGTCGCCGCCTCGGAAAAATACCGAAGCAGCATAGACCATCCATCTATATATTGTGTGACTGACGGCGCCGTTCCTACCCGCACCTTGTACTGTACCTTTTGAAGGTCAGCATTGTAGCGTGAGCGGAACGACTTCTTACATGCAGGTGAAACGCGAAGACTAGGACATGCTAAAAGCATATCTTCGTCCGGGATTGGGCCATAAACAGCCCATAACCGAGATACGATGAACTCGTATGTCGCGAAACACCGTCTATCGTAGAAGGAATTAGCATAAGCTATCCAACTCGTGTAGACATCAGGACGCGGTGTGTCCTTCCAGACCGTCCGAATACGGACGGGCGTGACATCGATGCCCTTAAAGGCGTCCATGCCACAGGATTCACGAAAGAATCCTTGGATGCAACTCTTGGACCGGTTGATTTTCAACCCATAGTCCTCGAGAACGGTCATTGCGCTCGCGACAAAGTCGCTTGGAACAATGACATCATCACCATACACTAAGATACTATCTCTAGTATCTTGGTCAGGTGCGCTTGCGGTGAGGAGGGCCCAGATAGTAAGCGCCATGATAGGAAAGCATAAAGCTGACCCCATGGGAGCGAACTTCCTTAAGCCTAAAACCTCACCGTCTGGCAACACAGTCGAAGTACTTCTACACGCTTCCAGAAAACCAACAAGGTGATCCGGAAACAGTAGGCGAACTAGACTAAGGGATACTCTATCCGAGGCCTCCTTGAGGTCAAGGGTAGCATACCGGGCCGATTTGGAGCCTAGTAAGGCTCCTCTTCGGTTCGGACCTTGGTCTGTGAAGAATACATTAAACCGGGTGGAATAATGTGTCTCCACTAACTGAACAATGGCCTTGCTTAGCCCCTGCTGTATCCATTGAAAATCAACGGGTTCGCAGGAGATTAGTCTAGGGCCTCGAGAATCTTTCGGCACGAGTATAACTCGAGCCGGAAGGTCCGCAGTACCGACCTTAGAAAAGGTGCGGTATGTATCACAGACATGTCCCGCCGACGCGCAGAAATACGCATCGAAAGGATATTTATCTGTGATTCGACTGCAAACATTCGTCCACGTGTACTTCTCGGAGAGCCGTTGCTTTGTGGCAACAGCCCCCGGGCCGTGACGCGGATAAATGTCAAGCGGGTCGAACGACTCGAACAACTTCGCAAGAAGAATTCGAGCCTCACGGATTGTATTAAGTCGATGGACATTTAGATCTTGAATAGGCCCCGAAGTAGAAACTTCAGAGCTTCTTTGAGTTCTTGAACGTCGTCGACCTTGTACAAACGTATCAAGATCAACACGATACCTATCGAGTTGACTTGAAACATCAGCCAGATCAATTTCTGTCTTCTGAAAGTCAGAAATAACCTGGTGTTCTTGTGCTTCGTCATAAGGTAGCTCATACTTGTAAAACAAGTACAATAGTTGCCTCACGATACTGACGCAGGTTGCGTCTGGATCGGGAAGGACATGACCGTCGTTATCAAAAGTGCGCGCGAAGAACTCACCGAGAAACCTCGGCAGTTTACTTCCGACTCGAGTTTTAAACCTCAAGTCAGAACAGTCGAACGCATCGTTGGAGGCAAGAGATTGATCAAATCGCTTGCCTAGACGGGGTAGGGTTTTCGTAAGAAAACCGAGTCCTTCTAGAGACACACGCTCTATCACCTTAAGGGTGGTAAGGCGGAGTGCCTTTGTGTTGAACACAACTCCATAAGACGCGTGAGCGTCTTGGAGCAGTGCGACGATGATATTAACTTCATCTAGGCTCTTAGTTGGCGCCATAATGGTTG